TGGCTCAAGATAATGCTCAGGTTGCCGATGATGTCGCAAACTCCATTAACCGCATCTATAACGATGCTGTTAATCAGTCTGTTTCTGCTATGGCAAAAATCCAAAACAGTCAGGCTGGTGTAACCAAAGGCTCGGATGAGTGGATTAAAAAACAAAACGAAGCAGCCAAAGCCACCAAGGAAAACACAAAAGCCCAAAATGAGCTAAACAAGGCTATCGAGCTGGGCAATAGGTTGATCTATGATTTTGGTGATGAGCAGCTACGCATCCCGGAAGACTTGAAAAAAGACCTTGCGGATATTCAGTCAGCAGCATTAAAGCCAGACGCAAAAGCACGTTATGCAACACTAGCGCAGATGCAGGCGGATGCTCGTAAAAAGCTATATATCGCAGAGTTGGATTTTGAGTTAAACGAGCATAACTCTACGGAGGAACGAAAGCTTGCTGATGAACTTCGCATTAATAAGTTGCGTCTGGATGCGCAGCGCGGCCTTAACAAGAATGAAATTGAGTTAAGAAAGCAGGCACTTGACGAACGCTATGCGATGGAACTTCAAAAAGCCAGATTCCATGCTCAAAACGTACAACAAACCATGCGAGAAAGCATTAAAGGCCTTTCGTATGGTGTTGATGAAATCTTTGCTCAAGCAACCATGTCACCGCAAGACTATGATCGATGGTCACTAGAAAATGACCGCTCAAATTCTCAATTGGGTTTGAAAAATGAGCGAGTCAGGGTTGAACAGGACATCATGACCAGTGATGCTTACTCTACGGACGATGAGCGATATGCCGCGTTATTAGAGGCGCATCAAGAATACCGTGATGGAATGGCTGCCATTGATGTTGATTATCAGCAGCAAGTCCAGGATCTAGAGTTTCAGCAATATAACGAAAAAATGGGCATGTATAGCGAAATGCTATCTCAAGTCAGTTCGATTTGGGGCAATATGACCCAAATGGTTAAAGATAGCCAAGGTGAGCAGTCTGGCGCATTCAAGGCGATGTTTTTAGTTCAGCAATCCATGGCCGCAGCTCAAGCAATTATTTATGCCAACGTTGCATCTGCGGCAGCATTAGCTCCACCACCAATAGGTTTGGGGCCGGTTGCTGGTGCTCCACTTTCATCCTTGATCAAGATCAATGGATATATGAGCGCAGGTATTATTGCCGGCCAAACCATTGCAGGCATGGCCCACGACGGTATCGACAATATCCCGAAAGAAGGCACATGGCTTTTGGATAAGGGTGAGCGTGTTGTTGATAGTCGAACTAATGCTGATTTGAAGAACATGATTGCTAATAACAGCAATGGCGGCCCTCAAATCAATATCAATGTCCCACCAGGCTACACGGCTGAACAAAGTCGCGGTGCTGACGGTGCGGTGACGATTGATATTGTTGAAAAGCGGATCAAGCAGTCTTGGAGCAATCTGGGCAATCCAAACTCGTATGAATCAAAGCAGGTACAGCGCAACACCACAGCGGGAGTTAAACGATAGTGAACAGTTTTGCATTATGCCCGTTACAAGCCGGGTATTCCTTTTCACCTGGCAACAATATGTTGGAGCAACAACTTCTTGGCGGGTTCGCCCGTCAGCGAAGAATGTTTGTAAATAACGTGCATGTGGTCAATGTATCTGTGCTGCTGAAAACCAAAACCCATGCTCAGTATTTCTGGGCATTTTGGAGATTACATACACTCGATCCAAAGCCATTTTTATGGCGACTGATAACCGACTCAGCTGAAGCGCAGGACCATACCTGTCAGTTCGTCGCTGATTCTTTGTCAGTCGGTGAGCGTAGTGGCGTGATTTATTCCGTGTCATTTCAGGTGCGGTGTAAGCCGCTGAATAATGGTGATCTGGCGTTTGATCAAAGCATTGTAGATCTATGGGAAGCAGGCAACCCGGTAGCCATGTTGAACTTGCTTGAAAAATTAGTGAACGAAACAATGCCGAATGCTTTGGGGGTTTCATGAGTGATTTAGATAAATTTCATTTAGATGCAACGCCAAGCGCGGCCATGCTGGAATTGATAGAGATTAGTCATCCATTATGGCCAAAACCTTTGCGCTATGTCACCAATCACGCAGATGGTGTAACTGTAAAGCACGAAAATGGAATGGTGTATCAGTATGAATTTATGCCGGTACAAATCAACAAGGGCGCGACCTCTGATGACCTGGACCAGACCTTAAGCATTACGGTCGGGGATTTGGGTCAGGTGGTTCCGCAACTGCTTAAAATTATCCGGGATGCCAATAACTTTGGACGGCCTACTGTAGTGTATCGGGCCTATTCATCCAATAACCTGGAAGCTCCCTTGCAGGTAGTCAAAGGCTATGAGGTAGAAGATCGAAGCACAGACCACCAGGCTACCACTTTTAATGCAGCCACAAAACGCGCCAATTCTACCGGTTCAGGCATGTTTTACACTGTAGATAATTTCCCTAGTCTAAAGGCATTCTTCTGATGAAAAGTATTGATACTTTACTGGATCGAAAGTATGACCCTGAGAACTATCACTGTGTGCATTTTCTGATTGAAGCAGCTGAATATCTTTTCGGAATGGATTACTCAGAAAGTTTCATTGGCCTGACTTCATCACTGCATGAAACCTTGCGAACGTCGAGGCATACAGTCACCAGAAACAGGCAAATCAGGGAGCCAGGAGATGGCACCATTGTCCTGATGACCAATATTAATCAAAGCTCCCATGTGGGGCTTTTTTATTGTGGTCGGATTTTACATTTAACAGAAATGGGCACGCATTTTTTGCCACTCATCACGATACAGCGCTTCTATAAACGGATTCGATACTATGAGCCGATTACGAATTTTAAGGAACCCGGTTGATGGGGGCGATGAAGTTCTCCATATAAGAACAGATAAGGTCCTTGAAACCTTTATTGAAGTAAAAAAGAGAAGTCCGCAAGCGCGGATTTTTTTACGTCCTGCGTGTCAGCAAAACGATGTAACTCCATCAAATAAGGTGGATGAAGCATCTCTGCAAATATTGGCTAAAGCCCATGACTTTGATGTTGTATGTGAAGCTGGTGAGCCTTTAACCATTTTCCTTGTAGCAACTGCTGTTCTTTCTGCTGGTCTCGCGGTTTATACCTACCTGAATATGCCGGATTTGCCACAGCAAGACCAAAAGTCTAGCAATAACGAGCTATCTAACCGGGTAAACCGGGAACGTATCAAAGGCCGCGTACCTGATCCATTCGGCACCAATAAATGTGTACCCGATCTGATTGCACCTCCAATTCTTTATTACAAAGACGATGGTATTGAAATTGAAGAATGCCTGATGTGTCTTGGTCGTGGTGAATTTGAAATTACCGATATCAAGGACGGGGATACTTTTGGCTCCACCATTGAAGGATTTTCAACATCGGTTTATGCGCCAGGTATGAGCTTGATTGGTACACCACAGATTCAGATTGGCGAAGCTTTTACTGAAGCCCCGCTGGTGGGAAAAAAGAGCTCGGCTGTCACCGGTCAGACTTTGCCAGCACCAACGCAGTCTGTAATTGATACTGCACTTGAAGGCACGATGTATCCACAGTACCCAAACCGCCTTTATCTGGTTGGTGGTGGACTGGATGGTATTTTTGCTGTAGGTGAATCGGTTGTCGTGAATGCGGACAGAATTGGCGTTGCTGATGTGCAGCTGTCAGGATCGACCAATGTGGAGGTGAGTGGTGTCATTACCATCGGGTCAGCAGTCAATATTGAAAGTCCGAATAACTTTAAAGGTATCCAGATTGATACGTTGCTCATTCAGGATGAATTGAATGGCCTGTTAGATCTTTCAGGTCGGTATGCTGTTTCATCTATTTTGAAAAGTGGTTCCTTTGCTTATGAAGTCTCACTGGTAAATCCGGTATCGGTAAACCCAAACTGGGCGTTGCTGACTAAAGACAATCTAGCGAATAGCTCCACCATACTGACAAACAATAGCAACTCGGTCGATATCTCTGGGAATTACGCCAATATCACCACGGTTACATCAGACTTTATCGAACTGGCGATTCCAGCAGAGAAACAGTCCGAGTGGAATAAGTTAAACGGTATCACAGTTAATAAGGTGACCATTGAACTTCGCAAATACACCGATAACTGGTTGGGCTGGTTTTATATCAATTCAAAAGAGATCGAAAAACTGCTGATTAACTTTTACTTTCCAAAGGGTTTATTTTCGGTTCGTACGGATGGGAAAAATGCAGAAATGCATGCCTCTTATGATATTGAATATCAGGAATTAGAAGGCAATACCCCTATAGGACCAGTACTAAAGCTGAATGGATACTTACTCAGACAGCAGCAATCCACTTTCGGATTATCTGAAAGTATTGAGTTGCCTGTTTCATTTACAGAAGGGGTGCGTGTTCGTGTTCGCAAAACTTCGCAGAATACCTATGCTAGATCTGCAGTATATGATGAGATTAAACTTAAATCGGTGTACGCCTGCTCATATCTTAAAAAACTGGTTTACCCAGATGTAACACTGGTTCGGTCTCAAACTGTGGCTACTGATGGTGCTTTGTCAGTTAAAGAACGCCAGTGGAACTGTATCGGAACGCAAAAGCTTTACTCCTATGCCTCAGGTGCCAGATCTTTAAGCAAACAGCCCACTAATGATTTTGCCGATATTGTTACTGCAATCACGCTAGATCCATTAATTGGCCGCCGTGAACTCAGTGATCTGGATGTGCAGGGGATTTATGCCACTTCACAGGAAATCAAGAGCTACTTTGGCACACCATTGGCAGCCCACTTCAACTATACATTTGATCAAGGTTCTCAATCTTTTGAGGAGGATTTGGCTCAGATTGCAAGTTGTGTCGGGTCCAATGCAAGACGCGAAGGTTCGCAGATTTACTTTCAGTTTGAGAAAGAAAATCCAAACTCAAGTATCCTGTTTAACCATAGAAATAAACAGCCATTCTCTGAAACACGCTCTGAAAAGTATGGTGTAGACCGGGATCATGATGGAGTGGAAGTAACTTGGATTGATCCTGCAGACGGATGGGTTGAATCAATCATTCGATTACCGGATGAATTTATCACCAATCCGAAAAAACTTGAATTAAGTGGAGTGACCAATAAGTATCAGGCACATTTTCTGGCACATCGCGCCTGGAACAAGATTCAGTATCAGCGCGAGATGGTGAAATTTACTGCCTATGGTGAAGCTGATCTAGTGTCTTTAAATGACCGGATTGCGGTAGTGGATGATGTGGTGCCAACACTGACTTCAAGTGGCGATATCACTTACTGGCAGGGACAGAATATTTCCATCTCTCAACCGGTTGAGCTCGATCCAACCAAGAGCTATACAATTCATTTGCAGCACTTAAATCGCAGCGTAGAAACCGTGCTGGTGACGCAAGGCGCAGATGAGTACAGCTTAATATTGGAAAGACTTCCGATCTTGCCACTGGTGATAAAAAGTGAGTATGACGAATATGCCAAGTACTCCATCACGCTTTCAACTGAAAAAGATT